CCATCGACAGTATATACACATATACCGTCCCCACAACCACATCCTAATTTCCGAAATAACCCTTTTTGGACCACTTTGCGAAAATCCAAAATCTTCTCTTATACGATCTTTTTTGTATAGGCAAAGTATATACGTTATCTTATATTTATTATTAAATGTAGCGTATGAGAAAATTATTTACATTAATATCAATAGCAATAGGATACTTAATTAAAACAGCAATAGTAGGTATAGCAATTATTTTAATAATACCAGACCCATCACCCGAAAGGATATTTAGTGTCATTACACTATTAGGTATTCTTGGTGTTATATATAACGCATATAAAAATCGAGACAAATGGATAAACAAATAATAACAGATATGTTCCTTACAAAAGAAGCGTTTGAACAGTATGCTAGGCAGTTGCGTGAGGAAACAGCCAAAAAACACGGCATGACACTTGAAGAGTGGGATGCCGCAATCACTAATGGAACCGTAGTTCAACAACCTAGTGGAAGTAATAACGGAACATTCCGTGGAGAATTTTAACCATAATACTCAGCAAAAATAAGTTATATGATACGCATCACACCAGAACAATCTGAATTTTACATTAAGCTCCCCACTAATAAAAAGGATAAAGCAGATGCTTTTACATTAATCCCAGACGAGGACGGATGGGAACGAGTACAATATTTAGCGAATGCTGTATTAGATCCCACAGGTAACGTACGTCCTACTGAATATGTTTATATTTTAGTTAATAAGTCGGTTCCTAATATGGTTAAAATTGGTATGACAACTACTACACCACAACAACGTGCTCGTGAAATTTCTAAAGCCACTGGTGTCGCTATACCGTGGATACCAATTTATGAGTTTAAGTGCTACCGCTCCGACCTACTAGAGCGAGAAGTTCATGAATACCTTCACGAATGGCGTGTAGCTAACAATCGTGAAATGTTTTCTATTGACTCGTACACCGCACAACAAGTGATTGAGGATTTGGGATATAAGTATTCTACTGCTAGATGGGACCATAATGGGCTAGGTATTTCCTAATATTTATTAGTATGAAAACATACAAAGTTAAACTCGAAGATAAAGCAGCTTTACTTAATCGACTTGAAAAAGCAGGAGTTGCTGTCGATAGTCAAGCTATAAAGGACAATAAACTTGAGGGTTACTTTGAAATCACATTCTCTAGTGATGAAGATCTTGAAGTCATGAAAACGATTTTAAGACAGTCTCCTAAAATTAATACATTAAAAGAGCTTTTAAGAAAGCTTGTAAGAGAAGAACTTTCTCGCTAAAAAAACGTGCCTTCTAGATTTCTTTTTCGTAACTTTATCCCAACAAATGTTTGAACATAACAGTTAAAAATGTTTGAAGAGGAGAAGGGAATGATGGGAACGGGAAGAAACGTATATTTATATATAAATAGATATTTATGAGATACAAAAACAATGTTTTGGACAGATTAAATCAAGTTGATGCTATTACTAACCGTATTAGTTTACAAGTAAGTAGAAATATGACTCAAGAGCAATTACTTGAATCTGTTGAAAAATTAAAAGAAGCAGTTGAAGGAATTAGAGAAATGATCTCTATTGAATCCGATGAGTTTGAACAACAATTTAGACCACAATAATTAAATTATGGAAACAGCGTTATGGGTTATTGGGATACACCTGCTTGAAATAGCAGGTATCCTCGGTTTTCTCTTAGTTAGAAAAAACCAAAAATTAGAAGAAATAGTTGTTAATCAACAACAACAGTTAGACGCGATCAGTGTTTTAATTGGTAAAATGGATGATGATTTTAAACAATTAGACGGTAAAATGTGGGTGGGAGAAGATGAAGAACTTCAAACCATATTTACTGAAATGAAAGAAGTTCAAAATATATTAAGCTCTCTAAAATGATATTTGACGAAGAAGAAGATTATTTTTTGACTCCTGAAGTCGAAACTATTGCCTTAAATAAACGAGGACAACCGCGTAAACGTAAACCAAAAGAACCCCGAATATATTTTACTGAGGATACTGAAGATGCTATTGTTGAATATCTTTCTCTTACAGATCAATCTCAACGAGATAGACTATATAAGGAACGTATTCAATATGCCTTCTATAAACTCGCAGAAAATATTATTCATACATTCAAATTCTACTACACAGACTCAGATACTATTGAGGAGTTAAAACATGAGGTAGTTACATTCCTACTTGAAAAACTCCACTTATATAATAAGGATAAAGGTAAAGCATTTTCTTACTTTGGTACTATTGCTAAACGTTATTTAATTATATATAACGAGAAAAACTATAAGAAACTTCAGGAAATAACTGAATTGGATGAAGTAAATGATGAATCTAATTTAGCTCCATTTGAAAATAACAATGATAATTCTGAAACCGAATATGGTAAGTTTATAGACATGTATGTTAAATATGTTGATAAACATTTATACAGTTTATTTCCTAAAAAAGCAGATTACAAAACAGCAGATGCCATTATTGAATTATTTCGTAAACGTGAATCGTTAGAAATATTTAATAAAAAGGCACTTTATATCTACATCCGCGAAATAACAGACGCATCTACTCCCCAAATCACTAAAGTTACTAAAAAATTAGATGACTTACGTATTCGTTTGTATAATAAATATTACGAAGACGGATACATAGAAATTTAATTAACTTATATTTATTGATAAACGTAGATATGGCGAATTTTGATAAAATAGTGTTATTCGACAGTAAATCGTTATCGGATATATTTAAACAAATACATAAAAATAATAAAGATACCGATAAACAGATCAATGAATTAATTGATGCTATTAAACCTCTTGCATCTTCTAATGCAGGTTCTGCAGTAATGTTAATGCCCACTGTTAAAGATTTAATTGATGTTAATGTTAAAAATAACGAACAATTAATTAAAATGGCGGGTATCGCACAACGCGCAGCAATCGCTACAGCAAGTGATAATAATATTGATTTCTTTAATTCAGATGAAATACAACAACTATTAGAAGAACAGAAAAATATACAAAACGAAGGAAATAAACTATTAGAACAAGCTACAACGCAATTTCAACTAAATGAAAGTAACAAATAATTTAGCGCGAATAAATTCATTTGCTTCTAAAAGCAATCGTATTTATAATCCTAATACTTCTCCTATAGGTAAAGTATATGGCGTTATAACAACTGAAAATACTCCTACTAAAGAATTATTTGAAGCTAATGGTGGTTTTAATGGTATTGGAACTATTTTTTATTTAAATTATGATGAAACTACTAAAAATATTGATAAACTTGATGATTTATCTGTTTGTAGTGTAGCAAAATCTTTTCATAGTAGTAATCAAAATTATCCCTTAGTAGGAGAATTAGTATTATTAGTAGATGGTCCATCTTCAGATACTCAATTATCTTCCACATATACTCAAAAATATTATACAGGAGTAATTAATTTATGGAATAATAATCAACAAAATGCACCTTCTGGAGATAATTTAGGATTAACTTTTATTGAAAACTCTGATATTAGACCTTTATATTCTTTTGAAGGAGATAGAATATATCAAGGTAGAAAAGGAAATGGTATTAGATTTGGTAGTACTGTAAGATTGAAATCAAATATAAATGAATGGAGTAGTATAGGTAAAGATGGAGATCCCATAACTATAATAGTTAATGGATATGTAACATCAGATACTAAATCATTAGCTCCTAATATAGAAGAAGTAAATAAGGAAAAATCCTCTATTTATATGACTTCAACTCAAGCAATACCTTTAAAACCAGGAGCCAGTATAGTAAATCCAAGAGTTAATACTATTAAACCTAAAGACTACTCAGATTCACAATTAATATTTAATAGTGATAGAATAACTCTCAATTCTAAAAAAGACGAAGTATTATTATTTGCTAAAACTAATATTGAATTAAATACAGATAATATTATTAATTTAAATGCTGGTAAGGTAGTTCATATGAATTCACCATACGTAATGTTAGGTACTCAAAAAGATGGCTCATATCCCGAAGAACCAGCATTATTAGGAAATCAAGTTCATGATTTATTCTTACAATTATTTGATTCATTATCTAGTCTAGCATCAGCTTTAACAACAGCTACTGTAGCTACTTCTGAAGGGTCTATTCCTGTTACATCATTAACTGTTGATGCAGGGCCACAATTAAGTGCTGATATAGAAAATTTAATAGATAAATTAGAAAAAATTACATCCGATAAAGTATTCATAGCATAATGGCAGACGTTACATTACCAAATAGTCCAATAAATCCACCACCTACCCCTCCACAACCAGGAAATGTAGCCTCTTTAGTGTCACCTGATATATTAAATAACTTAGGTAAATCTAAAAACCCATTAGCTTTTGGAGATCAAATACCAAATGCCGCTGTTGCTACAGTTATAGGAGCAGTTGGTAGCTCACCTATAGCAGGATTATTATTAGAAAAAGAAATGTTGGTTTTAGAAGGAATAAATTTAGATATTGAACACCAACTTACTTTACTAAAATTAAAACAGTTAAATACCCCTGCTAAAAAAGTAGTAAATGGTCAAACAGTAGATATTCCACCTCAGTTAAGTGATGAAGAATATAATAAAGCAGTCGCAGCTGAAAACACCAGTTATGATCTTAATAAGATTAACCTCCAAATTAGGAAAGATAAAAATAATCAGGATATTAAAAATTTTTTTAAAGATCCTTTTGAAAAAATTAAAGCAAATAAAACCAAAAGAAAAAGTAAAAGAAAAAAAAGTAAGACTAAAAATAAAGGTAAAGTAAAAAAAGCAATTAAAGATAAAGCAAAATCTATACTTAAAAATGCCAAAAAATCTTTACCTCCCGTAATAATACTTGGTATAGAAACTATCATAGTTTATATAGTAGCCAACAACAGTGCTCTTAAAAAATTAGTAGACGATACAAATGCTATAATAGAGGATGCTAATGCTTCTGGAGATCCTACTAAATTAAATAATGCTAAATTAGCTAGGGATAATGCTATTAGAGTAATACAAAGAGCAGAAGATGCTCTGAAAAGAGTAAATAATATTCTTAAAACTATATCTATAATAATTACAATATTTAGTATAATAGTAGAAATTATATCAGCGCTTCCTATCCCAACATCAGTCCCTCCGGGTATTGGTATACCAATTAATGTAATTATGCAATTAGTAAAAATATTACAAAAAGCAAATCAAATTCTTTTGGTACTAAGTGCTTACCTACCCATAGTAACAACATTGTTAGACAAAATAATAGCAGTATTAGAAGATTTAAAAGCACAATTATTACCGATAAATGGAATTCTAGAAGCGGCAGCCGCAACTGGAATTAATTCTTCACTTACAGATAATCCTAATCAGTTTGGTACAACAGATTTTGAAACATATAAAGGATTTAAATTCGCAATTAAAGAGGAAAGCGGTCCTAGAGCAATAGTAGTATCTGGTAATAAACGCCATTACGCAGAGGCTATTGATACTAATAATGTAGCAGTGTTAAAAAGCGAATTATCATTTACATTAGATCCAAATGATTTAATAGAAACATTGAAATTAATAATAGATCGAGAAAATTTAATAGCTTAAATATTTATTCGTATGAACATTAAAGTATTCAAAAAATTAATTAAAGAAGCCGTAGTTGAGGCAATGTATGAAGAATTGCCTGATATGATTAATGAAGCTTTAGCAAAACAAAATAAAAAATCCTTAAATGAAAATAGGACATTAAGTTTTACTAGCGCTGATGTAGCTCCAATATCTGGAGATGTACGTAGCTCATTAATGGCTAAAATGGGAGCTGAGTTTGGTTTTCAACAACCCCAACGTAGTGATTTAAAAATTATTGACAAAGTAGACGAGAGTACAGGTGAGAGAATAAACCCGTATTTAAATTTTATAGCAGACGCGGCAAACAACATGACGCCTCAAGATAAATCAGGATTAAGACAATTAGATTAATATGCCAATACCTCAAACAATACGTGTTAACCCATTAGATTTGCAAGGAAATATTGCAATTGGGGTATCACTACCTTTTAATGGTCCTGCTGCTTTTAATCCTACATATAGTACTCAAGAACAAATTAAATCAAATCTAATTAATCTTTTACTTACTAATAAGGGAGAAAGAATAATGAATCCCCAATTTGGAGCAGATTTGAAAACTGTATTATTTGAAGGAATAACAGAAGATACTTCTGTAATAATTAGAAATCTAATATCAACTAACGTATCTATTTTTGTTCCTGAAGTAACAGTCACTAATTTGATTATAGATAAACAAGAAGATCAAAATACAATAAGTATAACAGTTCAATATAGAATAAACCTATCAGGAAATGCTGATCAAATAACAGTACAATTTATATAAAATGGCAGATAATAGTAACGTATCATATTTAAATAAAACTTTTAGCGATTTTAAGACTAATCTTATAAATTATGCTAGAACCTACTTTCCAACTACATATAATGATTTCTCAGAAGCATCACCAGGAAATATGTTTATTGAGATGGCGGCTTATGTTGGTGATGTAATGTCATTTTATTTAGATACTCAAGTACAGGAAAATTTTCTATTATACGCTAAAGAAAAAGAAAATTTATATGCTTTATCGTATATGTTAGGATACAGACCTAAAGCATCATATGCTTCTGTAACTACAGTAGATATATATCAGTTAATACCTTCATTAGGAGACGTTCCTGATTATAGTTATGCTGTTGTTATTCCAGAAAACACACAATTAACAGCAAATGGATTTGGTACTAAATTTTTAACAGTTGATAAAGTAGATTTTACTGATACAACTAATACTGAAATAACTTTTGTAGATAATAACCTTTTTTTATTAAAAAAATCAGTTAATGCTATATCGGCTGAAATAAAATCAATTACTCTTAATTTTTCTACTCCACAAAAATTCCAAATATCTACTATTACTGATACTAATATATTACAAATATTAGATGCTACTGATGCTCAAGGAAATAAATGGTATGAAGTACCATATTTAGCTCAATCTACAATATTTGATAAAGTTTCCAATCCAACATCTGGATCAGATGGTGTACCTTATTTATTACAATTAAAACGTGTACCGCGTCGTTTTGTATCTCGTTTATTATCAGATAATACACTACAATTAGAATTTGGTGCTGGTATTTCTAATAAATCAGACCAAACAATATTACCTACTCCAGATACTATAGGATTAGGTTTAGTACCAGGTATTTCTACTTTATACGATGATTATAACAAAGCAGGTGTATTCTTTACACAAGAATATGGTTTAGCACCAAGTAATAATATAACAGTACGTTATCTTGTAGGTGGAGGTATTACATCTAACGTTAATGCAAATACAATAACAACTATAGATAAATCAGGAATAATATTTCCTAATGGAGGTGGACCAGCAAATACTACTATTTTAAATAGTGTAGCAGTAGTTAACAACATTCCAGCTAGTGGTGGTAGAAATGGTGACCAAGTAGAAGAAATTCGTAATAATGCATTTAACGCATATCAATCACAATTAAGAGCAGTAACTAGAGAAGATTACATGGTAAGAGCATTATCTTTACCTTCTAATTACGGTTCTATAGCTAAAGTATATGTTACTCAAGATGTAGCTAAAGAAATGTTACCAACTCCTACAGTAGCGACTACTGAAGAAAGAAATCCATTATCATTAGACATGTATATATTAGGTTATAATTCCAATAAACAATTAACATCAGCTTCTACTACATTAAAACAAAATTTAGCTACTTATATTAACGAATTTAGAATGGTTACTGATGCTATTAATATTAAAGATGCATTTTATATTAACATAGGTATTAATTTTGATATAACTGTTAAAAGTGGTTTTAACAATAATACTGTAATAACAGACTGCATAGTAGCTTTACAAGATTATTTTAATATTGAAAAATGGAATATTAATCAACCTATTACAATTTCTGATGTAATATCTACCTTATTAAACGTAAAAGGTGTACAATCGGTAGTAAAATTAGAATTTATAAATAAACAAGATTCAACAGGAACTACATATTCGCCATATACTTATGATATCCCTGGTGCTACTCGTAGGAATATAATTTACCCGTCATTAGATCCAAGTATATTTGAAGTAAGATATCCTAATACAGATATTCAAGGAAGAGTAGTCCCATTCTAAACACTTAATTTATACTATATTTATATATAGTAATTAATAAATTATGGCAGTATATAAAATATTTCCTGAGAAAAGTGCAACACTTTATTCATACTATCCTACACTTAATTCAGGAATAGATGAAATATTAGAACTTAGCACTTATCTTTCTATAGGAGGTACTTATGAAGTATCTCGTCCAATCATTAAATTTTCTCAAGATGAGATAAATGATATAATTACTAATAAAGTAAATGGAAAGATTCATAGTGCTTCTTTAAAATTATCTTTAGCATATGCTTCTCAATTACCTTTAGATTATTCAATACATTGTTATCCTTTAGCAGTTGATTGGAACGTAGGTACTGGTCGATTTGCAAATTCACCTATTACAACAGATGGTGTTAGTTGGCAATACACTACAGAAATAGGAGGAACTCAATGGTTTGATACATCCATACCCGGAACTACAGGTTCATATAGTACTAATATAGGAGGTGGATTGTGGTATACAGGATCTTATGAAACTACTCAATCATTTACTCGTACTTCTACTAAGGATATAATATTAGATGTTACTAATATTGTAAATAGTTGGTTTAGTAGTTCAATAAATAATAATGGATTTATAATAAAACATAGTGACTCTTTAGAATTTTCATCTTCATCTGTATTTGAAACTAAATATTTCTCAGGTAATACTCATACAATCTATCCACCATGTTTAGAAATAAAATGGAATGACTGGTCATATAATACAGGTTCATTAATAGTTACTACATCACCTAATATAGTAGCTACATTAGCTAATAATAAAAGTGAATATCAACAGGATTCAGTTCAACGTTTCAGAATAAATATAAGAGATAAATATCCAGCAAGAGCATTTACAACATCCTCTGTTTATCTTAATAATAGAGCTTTACCAACTGCTTCATATTATTTAATAAAAGATTTGGATACTGAAGAGATTGTCGTAGATTATGATACTACATACACTAAAATAAGCTGTGATTCAACAGGTATGTATTTTGATGTATATATGAATGGATTAGAACCAGAACGTTATTATAAAGTATTAATTAAAACTACTGTTGATGGTAGTACATTAGTATTAGATGATAATTATTTCTTTAAAGTTATAAGATAATATGTCACAAATTCCTATAGAAAAACAAGTATTTGATAAACTTACTTTTCCTAAAGTAATTAATACACAATTTAGTCAATTATTAAATGCTCAAGGATCTGAAGAACAACCAACATTTACTTTAGAAGATTTTTTTCAATTATATGAACAATTATTTTACCAAATACCTAAAGAAGGAGAAGTTGAATCACATAGATATATTTTAGAAAAAGAAGCAGATTACTTAGGTGTTATAATTAACCAAGACGATATTCAAGCTTTATTAGACGAAATTACTACACTTAGACAACAACTATTAGATACACAAACTATATTTAATGATTTAAGTAAAACAATAAATAAATAATGGCAAATAATATTAAAATAACAGGTAATATTATAAATACCACTACAGTTACACGTTACTCTAGTGATGATACTAATTTAATTTCATCCCAAAATTTACAAGAAAATTTTGGTGGAGCAGGAGATTACATAGAATATTATATATATGCTGCTGGTGGTAATCTTTTAAATACAAATTATAATTATCTTGACTATAAATTACCAACAACAACAGGATTAACTCCTTCTGTTTCTAATAATCCTAACACAACTGGTAATATACAAACAACAGATATTGGTATTACATCTACTTTAGTAACTCCTACAAGTTCATTATATCCTACTATAGAAATAGATCCTGTTAAAGATATTCAAAATATAGGATATACATCAGGGGAATTTAATTCTAGATATAATTTCTTTCGCAATATATTGTCTAATAATATTGATAGAGCATTATTTGTTAAAGAAATATCACAAGATAGAACTGAAATTAGATTAGCTTCAACTACATTAACAAATGATGAAATTGAATCAACTGTTAATAATGTTATTAATCAAATCAATAGTTCATCATATTATGTAGATTATTTATTAAATTTTGGTGATAATCAACAATATGTAGCTGTTAATATAGCATTAAATAAAGCTACTACGGGATATGAGGTTTTATTTAAAATGTATGAACCTTTACCACCAGAAGTTCAAGAAAAACAAACATTATGGGTTGTAGAGGAAAAAGTATTTCCTTATATATTTGATATAAATTTAGATACTTTAATCATACCACCACCCCCTCCAACATTAAGAGGTCCAAATTTCAATATTCCTATACCAACTCAAACTACAGTATCTACTACATATACTAATTACGATACAGCATTAATGACTTTACAGTCATTACAAAATTCATCTTATCAACAATTGTTGAATTTAATGACTACTCAAAGTATATCAATAAATGTAGATTATACTGATTTTAACAATTTTGTATTTTTTGGATCTGCTTATCAACGTGTAGCCAACTTTTATACTAAAGTTCAACAAATTGAAGATTATACAAATTTAATAAATTTATATACTCCTTATGTTGCGACAACGGCAAGTTTACAAACCGAAATAAATCAATATTCATCAAGTATTAATACATTAATCACACAGTTTGATGGATATGAAACATACTTATATTTTGAATCTAGTTCATATGCTTGGCCTAAATCAGGCTCTTATAAACCATATTCATTATTATCAACAGGATCAGCTGCTGTTATAAGTTGGTTTAATACTTTAACAGAATCAGCATTAAATTACGATAATGAAAATTATGACAATTTAGTATTTGCTGTTCCTAACTTTATAAGGGATGATGAAAACAATAATCAATTTTTGACATTCCTTAATATGGTTGGTCAATATTTTGATAATATTTGGATTTATCTTAAAGCAGTAACGGATGTTAATTTAGCAAATAATAATCTAAACGCAGGTATTTCTAAAGATTTAGTATATAACCAATTACAGTCTTTAGGAATTAAATTATATAATAGTCAAGCAGGTGAATCTGTAGATCAATTCTTAATAGGCGCTAATACAGGTAGTAGTGTTTTTGACAATAATTTCTCGATAACTGGAAGTTATTTGAATAATATTCCTCGTAAGGATTTATTAGCGGAATTATATAAACGTATCTATCACAACTTACCTTTATTACTAAAAACAAAAGGTACAAAAACTGGTTTAGAATATTTAATAACTACATTTGGTATTCCAAGTAGAACTTATATCACTGGTAGTTCCATATCAAGTAGTATATTAGATGTTAAAGAATATGGTGGTAGCTTAAAATCCAATTTAATTAAAGGATACAATAATGAAAAAGTAAGAATTGTAAACAATAGTATAGCGTCAGGTAGTGTGTTATCATCTATGTTAAGTTTACAAACATTTCCAACTGCATCAAATGAATTTAGAGAAAATGACAGTCATTTCATTGATATTTCATTCTCCCCAGAATCACAGATAAACACTTATATCTCAGGAGCTATTGCATCGAATAATCCAACATGGAGTTTAGATGATTATATTGGTGACCCAAGACAATTATATAATAATTCATATCCTGATCTAAACGAACAACGTACATTATATTTCGAAACAGGTGTTCCTGGGTTCTCTGGATTTACAGGTTCATACATGGATTACAACGGATTTATTCGTTTAATTCAATTCTTTGATAATGCATTATTCAAAATGCTTGGTGATTTTGTTCCTGAAAGAACAAGTTTATCAACTGGTGTTACAATCGAATCACCAGTATTAGAACGCAATAAGGTAGTATATCCTATACCAGATCCAATAGAGCAAGAAGTATATGAAGCTGAATATCCTGCTCCTATAATTTCATCACCATATGACACTTTATATAATGATTTAGGAGGTGATAAAGCTGCTTATTTTGACGGAGAAATTTCAGGTAGTGAAATTAATGTTTATAATTATTTTGAAGAAACAAATTACAATCCGTATTTAGAAGGCCATCCAAACACAAACTGGATTTTATATAATGTAAAACACCCAATAAATGAAAGAATAAATTTAGGCACATTTCTCCATTCAGATTACAATGTATTGTTTAATAACGTATCTGAAAATGTTACTTCTCAATTTAGAAAAAAGATAGAATATATTTGGGGAACAACAAATAACATAACAAGTAGTGTTGAATTACAAGATTCATATTTAACTTTAAGATCATATAATATATCACGTTATGAGGGTTCTAAATTAACTAGTAAGTTCTATAATACTTATACTAGTGCTTCCTATACAGGTTCTAGTGGAATAACTACTCAAAGTGGAGATATATCATATGGTAAAACAGCTGTTATTGATCGTAATTCTTATAAATTAGGATGGATACAAACAATTCCATCTCAAAGTTTAAATTTTAATGATAAAACAGTAATTAATTTAAAATATTTAATTGATACTAAAAATGAAGTAACAGATTTAAATTCATATAATAATAATTGGTGTGATATTCAAAATATATTTAAATCAGGTAAACCTGCAATTTTATCTATTACAGATAAAAACCAAAATAGAAGAGAAGGTCAAAAATTAGTTTGGAAAGGAGGATATCGTTTTGATCCAATTATTTATAGAGAAAATAAAGAAGTACTAAATTTTATTTTTGATAATTTTCAATATACAAAAACCAAGCCTTTAGGTTTTTTATCATCAGATTTACGTAAATATATCTATGAAACAAATAATGCTGGTAATGTAGATCAAACTCCAAATAATAATATAGCTAATCAAGCTAATATAAACTTTTTTTATATCAATGGTATAGCCTCTCCTTCTACAGCAACTGGAAATAATCAGGTAGCTCCCGAAGCAATTAATTATACTGATTGGAAATATAATACTTCATTAGCCGCAAATAAAAGATTAAATTATTTGAATATAAGTAATGCAAATGGTGTAGATCCGTCTTATAAAGCTCCTACTTATCGCTTTGATTTATTTAAATTTGATAATTACACAACAGCTAATGCAGGAGCTAATTCAACAGATTTATCTCCCAAAGCTTTTAATACTGAACCTGTTAGTAGTAATGTAAATAATAATATATATAAAATAACCAGATCTGGCAATTATAGAATATATGGTGGAGCAAAAGTTACAGTTACTATTTTAGGAGACAATAGCCGTAGCGATCAGGCGGGTTTTTGGAGAATATTTAAATTAGCACTGTTAACAGAAAGAGCAACTTCTGATAATTATCTTGCGGGTAAGTGGAGAGAATATGATACACCACTAGCAATAGCTAATCAAAGTATAATTTCAGGAATAAATCCTTACCCAGGTAACAATTATTATAATCCCACAGATGGAAGTATAAAACTATATAGTAAAAGTCCAACTGCTCAATCTGCATATACATTTAATTTTACTTTTAATAAAACATTTAATACTGATGTATCAACGGATCCTCGAGTAGGTGATTATTTAAGATTGTCTTTTTATTTTATAGATGTTCAAGGAGTTTATAGATATTACCAAAATGTAAATATTAAATTTGAGGATGTTTATTGGGGTATAGTAGATACTGAGCAAGTTGTAACAGAATATTTTTACGATTCTCAATATACTTTAAATAATGATATATTTTATAATTTAACTAGTACTAATAAAACAAATGATACTTTAAATATTAATCAACTTTTTTCTGGTAAATATTTTTATAGTGCTTCATTTTCAGGTAGTTCTACAAATTACTCAGAGATAATAGATAAAATTTCAATTGAAAAGGGAGACTTAATTAAATTTGGAAGATTTCAAGATCCAGGAAGTTATTATGAAGTAATAAATGTACAAAAAAATAATTTCGATGCATATAAAATTGTACTAAACGATACAGTATTACCAGCACCAAAAACAAATCTTTCTGGTAGTTTATCTTACAATTTTGCCATTCTCCGCCCAAAACCAGATGAAACATCTATTATATTAGAAGGTAAAAATGCTGTTGGAAGACAAAATGTACAAACGGCATTATTAGTTCCATATGACGCTTCTACCACATTGACAGATAATGTTGGTACAATTATTAAATCATTAAATAATTATATATAATGTTACAACAAACATTAACATATTTTATAACAGGTAGTACTGCTGTATTACAAGGAGAAGGAAATAATATAGTATTTAGTAATGTTTCTTTAAATATATCTGGTAGTGAGTATGAAACTGGTGTTCCTGGAGGATTTAAATCTACAGTAGGAACAATACGAATAGAACTTTACAGTGGAAGTATTTTAGTAGCAGATTTTCCTTATGATCAGACCAATTTAATAATTAATTCATCTTCAGCAGCTTTTGCTACTTCTTCAAATAATATTAATCTTCAATTAAGTTATAAATCAGAAATATATCCTAATTCTCCATATAATATTAAAATTACTAAATCTTCATCCTTAGATGTTTTAACAGAAGCTTCTTTTCCAAACGCTTTTGTTAATTTATCCGCAAATTCATCTAGCAAATATATAGCAGAAGCATATTCAGGGGATAACAAATATAATGAATTAGCTTTATATGATGCTACAAGTAGTTTATTATTAACTAGCTCATGGGTAACAGGATCAGGAAGTATTGTATTAAATTTAACAGGTTCATCATTTTATTTTATTGACATTACTACATCAGGATCAACTTGTTGTTCTCCCACATTAACTTCGGTAGAAGGATTAGGATATGATACTTTAAAATTTACATATGAAACCGGTTCTTGTGGCACTTTTGATAGCATGAGTGTATTTCAATCAACAGATCAAATTAATTGGAATATTTTAGCATCTGGTTCATCAGATACTAGTATTATCAGTGATCCAGGTTCATATCCTTCTTCTGCTTCATATTATAGACTAGTACAACATTGTGACGATGGAATTAATATGTATAATAGTGATCCTTCGGATTATTTACTTTTTATTCCAGATGCGGTTCCTAGTATTCCTAATTTTTATTATGTATCTATAATAGGTAGAATTAATTCAGGAACAGGAAGTCTTGCTTTTTATTATAGTCCTGATTCAGGATCTACTCAAATAGGATTAGGATATTTTAATTATAGTACAATATATCAACCAATTACTTCATTTTTTATACATTCTGGAAGTACATTATATTTTAATCCTTCTAGTTGTGAAAATTTCGGAATAGGATATAATAACCCTATTTATGGATATTGTTCAGATGATGTGTTTGGATATGGAACAGTAATATCATCTAACACAACAATATATATTAATATTAATCAAGGTTCGTTTTGTTGTTAGAATAATAAATAAAATTTGGAAATTCAATATATTTATAGTATATACAACATAACAAACAAATAACATGGCAATATTAAATCCAACCGTAGTAACAGTAGATGCTATTCTAACCAAAAAAGGTCGTGAATTACTAGCACGTAATGACGGATCGTTTCAAATTACACAATTTTCATTAGCTGATGATGAAATCGATTATACATTATATAATCCAAACCATCCATCAGGATCTGCATTCTATGGTGAAGCAATTGAAAATACACCTGTATTACAAGCATTTCCAGACGATACACAAATTATGCGTTACAAATTAGTAACGTTACCTCGTGGAACTGCAAAACTCCCAGTTGTTAGCTTAGGTTACAATACGATAACACTTAAACAAGGCGCTTCATTAACAATCACACCTCAAACATTAAATTATTTAGGTGCTACAAGTACATTTGAAGCTAACGGATATATTGCAACTATATCAGATATTAGATTATTATCCGCATTCCAAGGAACAGGTATTACAACCACAACTACAGGTGACCAAGGATTAAATACAACTACAGGTGCTGTATTATCTAAATCAGTAATAGGAACTTCATTTACATTAACTGGAACAACTGTTAATACATTATTTGGTTCTTCATTAACAACATTAGCAACTACAATTACTGTAATTGGTAGAGATAGTGGAGCTAGAATTACAATTCCTATTAATATTCAAAAAGTATCAACAATCTAAAAATAAAATAAACAATGTCATTTTCAAGATATAATCCAGAAGATTCAGTAATAAGTTCAGAAACCGTAGTACGTGGTTTATGGAGTGGAGATAACTATACCCTAAATAGCTCTAATATGGTTACAGCTAGTGGCTATACAGAATATTATTTAGATGTTTATAATGGATCTCCTTATGCAACTGATTCATCTGTTCAATTTACACTTCAATACGGACAAATAAGTGGATCAGGTTCGGCACCAATAAATTCAACTGTTCCTGGTTATTCTCCATCACGTGTTGTTTATGGTGAATACAGAAATTTAGTTTATGGCACTGAAACTACTAATTTTAGTTTTGATGGTGGTATTACAACAGCAAATCAAATTTATGTAATTAATATTTCAAGAGCTAATTATAAACAAGCTCTACATCCCGGATCTTTAAATTTAACTTTAGGAAGTGGAAGTGCTACTATTCAATTAACTGACGATAGTAATACAACATCACTAACCAGATTTATTGGTGAAAATAGAGTATTTTATATAATCAGTGGAAGTAAGGGCAATGCATATACAAGCAGTGCTGCTACTGGACCTTATTATGGAATAATGTTACCTGATTTAGGATTTATTGTATTAGATGCTTCTGGATCTTTAACACCATATATTCAAGCAGCAAATTTATCTTTATCAGTACAAAACAATCATGTAAAATTATATAATTCTATAAAATCAGGAAGTAATTTTCAATTACAATCTGAAGAAGTAGTTTCATCACGTTATTTCTTTACTCGTGTTAAAAACAGTGAATTTAACTACACAACAAATCCATCTATTATAGATAATAATGGTAACTTATTATATACTACATTAATTAATAACCCACAAGTATTCCCAACTATGGTTGGTATGTACAATGATAATAATGAATTATTAGCTATAGCTAAAATGAGTAAACCATTAACTAAAGACTTTACTAAAGAAGCTTTAATAAGAATTAAACTAGACTATTAATGCATGTCGTCATTCAAAAATTTAAACAAAGCCGACATAACAGCAGTATCATATGCTACCAATAAGAGATGGAATCTAAGTTATACTTGTATCCCTTCCAATGATACCTACATTAATTTATATAGGGGAACTTTCATAACAGGTACTTTCAATTCTGGAGATTCATCTACAGATCCTGTAACTAATAACCAATATGAAAGATTAATATATGATTACATAAACAGTACTTTTTATCAATCATATACTGATACTCTAAATACAAGTTCTTTAATGTTTGATGTGGATACTTATGAATCTGCATCTTCTTCTCGCCCGACAGGTTCATATTTTAATTATAATATTAATCCTTTATTAATAAAACAATTCCCAACAGGTAGTGGAGAACATATCACTGTGTTAGGAATCAATCAAAAAATATACGGTTCTAAAGTACTCCCTCATACTTTTCTTTTATCATCATCTGCATATTACATCAGAGATGATGGAAATGGAAATTTATATGATATATCTTCATCATCCTCACCAATAACAGTAGGAGAATATATAGCAGCAGGTTATATATTACCTGGTTATTTTACATCAGGTGTAACTGGATCAGGAGATTATGTAGATCCTGGTTATGCCTTTGATTTTTTTGAAGGATTATGCCTTTGATTATTTTGAAGAAACAGGAATAATACCATCCGGTTCAATATTTACATTTATTGGAAATATATTCTATGCTCATGGTTTAGCTATTATAACTAATCAAGATTATGTTGATATATTTCCATTACCACCATTAGCATATAATGTATCTGCTTCATTTTTAGTGGGTGACTCAGGAAATATAACATTATCGGCAGATCCAAGAACAGGTGTTTTAGATACAGGTTCTGTTTTGCTATCAGGAAGTAATTCCGTATATTACTCCAATGTATTAGATGGAACAGTGTATTTTAGTGGTTCACAAGATCCAGGGAATTATGATATATATTATACAATAAATAATTTATATGGTGATGGTTGTTCATTGCCTAGTAATAAAGCAAAAATATTAGTAGATGTTTATACGACAACGACAACAACAACAACGACTACGACAACTACCACTACAAGTACTACAACAACCACTACTACAACACCCCCAGATTGTTCATTAAATATACAAGCTTATTTTATAAATTAAAATTATGCCAACATCACCAGTATTTGTACAAATAACATTAGCAGGTCCCGATACAGGACCCTTTAATGTTTTTGCATCAGGAAGTAGTGGATTATATGCTTTAAATAATATAGATTACCCTATTGCTAAATCAACATTGTTAGCAGGAGAGATATTTGATGTTCCTAATGGATACAGTTCATCTATTATAGTTCAGTCTGTTGAAGGATTTAGTTACCCTTTTTGCACAAATTCAGTTTCATCTAGTATATTATCAACAACAACGACAACAACAACGACAACGACAACTACAACAACTTCAACAACCACAACAACTACTACCCCTCCTCCATCGGCCGGAAAATGGTATTTAAATTGGGATGCTTCTTTATTTGATATTTAATGAATAAAAATTAAAATAAAATGTTTAAAGTAATTAATATATCCACAACAACTGAAACTTACATAGCAAACGAGATTTTAACTCATAATAAGAAGCCAATTCCAAATGAAATTAATAATTCTTACACTCTTTATAATTACCCTTTATATGTAAGTTTTGATCCCACATATACATCTAAAGTACCTTACAGTATTAATGTATATTACATATATACTGGACCTGAAGAATGTAGAGATTTTGTATTAATTGAAAATCCTTATATTAATTATGGTTGGTATACTCCTACAATAGATGTTCAAGTAAATAGAAGTTACTACCCAGGATATCTTTATCCCTGGGGAGCTAGTTGGGATTTATATGCAGAAGGAACGGATGGTAATAATGTTGTAGCATTAACTCCTACTCCATTAACACTTGGTGCTTCTTGTTTAACCCCAGATACTATTATTACTAAATTTGATAATTCTAAAATATCTTTAAATGATATTAATATAGGAGATGAATTAAAAACAATTAATTTAACTTCCATGAAATATGAAAAAACAATAGTTACTAGCAAAACATCTCACGAAGTTAATTCTTTATTTATCATAAATAATGGATTATTAAAAGCATCGGACTCACATAAACATATAGTAAAAAGAAATAAAGAGTGGTTAGTGTTAACTTCCTTAGAAATTAAAGTAGGAGATATTATATTGAATGAAAATTTTGAGGAAAATATAATAGATAAAATTGAGATAATTAAATAAATATATTACAATTAGTTATGAAATCTTTAAAATACATCTGTGTTCAACCACGATTGCAATATTATGCTTGGCAGGTTGAAGTAATGTTAGAAAATTTTCTTAGAAATGAAATTAAACCATCTGATATAGATGTGTTAGTAGCATGGAATCCAAATGATTTAACTAATGTGATAGAAAATGTTTTACCTTGGCACAAATTAAAACAAAAATATAAAGATGTAAATATTATATTTTATCAAGATACCCGAATAAATCCACATTATATATCATCAGTTCGCCCTAATATACTAAAACAACATTTCGCTGTTTTCCCTGAATTGAAAAAGAAAACTATATTTTATCATGATTGTGATATAGTATTTACTAAACAACCTAATTTTAATAAATTCATTTATGATGATATTTGGTATTTAAGTAATACAAATGGTTATATTAATTACAAATATATTACATCTAAAGGTTTTGATGTATATCATAAAATGTGTGAAATAGTAGGAATGAACCCATTAATACCTCAACTAATGAATTCCAATTCAGGGGGAGCACAATATATAATGAAAAATGTAGATACTGGTTTTTGGGATAAAGTTGAGAGGGATTCTGAAGAATTATTTAAACAAATAACAGAATTAAATAACCAAAAGAAAGCAACGGATCCAACCTACCACGAATTGCAGATATGGTGTGCAGATATGTGGGCAGTATTATGGAATGCTTGGTTATATGGTAATGAAACAAAAGTTGTACCTGAATTAGATTTTTGTTGGGCCACAGACTCTATTGATAGATGGAATGATACTTCTATATTTCACAATGCTGGTGTAATTCCAGATAGAAAAGATTTATTTTTTAAAAGTGATTATATTAATACTCACCCATACAATATAGAAAATACATTTTCATCAAAACATTGTTCTTACAATTATTTTCAAGAAATACTAAAAACTAAAGAAACATCATGTCTGATATAGGAATAATAATACTAGCGACTAACGCTTATTTCGCTTTAGGGATCAGATTTATAAAAAAGTTCACACACCATTATAAAGGTAATAAACAAATTAAATTCTATTTCTACTCAGATACAGACCCACAAGATTATTTACCAGATAACATTAATATAGAATATTATTATACTAAACATGATAGCTGGGTAGATGGTACCAATTCAAAATTTATAAATATAATATCATTAGAAAATTGCGATAGTAATTATTTATATTATTTTGATGCTGACACAAATATTATTCATGATTTTACTGAAAAATGGTTTTTAGGTGATTTAGTAGGTGGTGAACATTTTGGTAATAGAGGATGGTTAGCAGGTGGAGTTAATTTTGATAAAAACCCAATGTCTAAAGCATATGTTCCTAGCGACACACCACTTCCTTGTACCTACTATTATGGTGCTTTCTTTGGTGGTAAAAAAGATAAAATGATTGAATTTTGTAAAACACTGAAAGAATGGCAACTCGAGGATAAAAAAATTAATTATGAACCGGGTGTAAATGATGAAAGCTATATTAATGCTTATTTTCATTATACTCCTCCAACTTATACTGTAACTAACGAAGATTTTGCTTTTGTTATTAGTGATAAAGGAGGATTAGATGAAACACGAAATCCATATTATAATATAGAAAAATACAAAAAAATAATGCGACAACATAAAAATAATATATTTGATATTATTAATAAAGAAATAACACTTTAATATTTATACACATGCCAGCAGTAGTTCACACCGGGTCATTTAGTTTATTATTTCAAAATGAACATATAGTTTATGAAAATGAAATACGTTGTATAATAAAAGAAAGTGAATTTAATTTAAGTTACAATCCATCATTACAATCAGATAATAGTGGCTCATTATATGGTTTTGCAACTAGTGCATCATTTGCACCATATGCAACAACAATTGGTTTATATAATGATGAAAATGAATTATTAATGGTTGCTAAATTAGGTAAACCTATGTTAATATCCCCTGATACTGACATGACATTTATAGTTAAATACGATTTATAATTTATGGAAAATTGGTTATATTATGAAGACGATGGTATATTAGTACCACTAGATGAATTTGTTGAAATAGAAGGATGCTATGGATTTGTATATAAAATTACAAATTTAGAAACAGGTAAATTTTACATTGGTAAAAAAGTGTTCTTCCACAACAAAAAGAAAAAACTTACTAAAAAAGAATTAGCTGAACAAACCGGAAGAGGACGCAAATCAACTACCAAAGTTGAACAGGTCGACAGTGGTTGGCAAACATATTGGGGTTCATCTAAAGAGTTATTAGCTGATATTAAAACATTAGGTAAAGATAAATTTCAACGAGTTATAATAGATTTTTGCTATACTAAAAAACAATTAACATATGCCGAAATATATCATCAAATGGCATATCGTGTATTATTCGTTGATAGTTACAACGATAATATACTTGGGAAATTCTTTAGAAAAGACTTTGATCAGTCAGAATAATTTATTATATTTCCGCTTATGGAAAATGCTGCCCTCCTAATATTACTAGAATCCGTACTAGGTAAAGGTCAAAAGACTAGTAGAGGTAATTATTCATTTAAATGCCCATTTTGTAACCACCACAAGAACAAACTGGAAATAAACTCTATAACAAATGCTAAAAAAGAGAACCCATGGCATTGCTGGGTTTGTGAAGCCAAGGGAAAAACCGTTAAAGCGCTGTTTAAGCATATGAAGGTACCGGCTAATAAAGTAGCTGAACTAAATATGATTATTGTACCTGGTAAGGAAGAACATATTGTAAGTAGCACAATGTTAGAATTACCTAAAGAATTTATTCCGTTAGCTGATATAACACAACTAGATAAACTAACACAAATCGAAGCAAAACATGCTCTAAAATTCCTACGTAAACGTAGTTTAAATATAAATGATGTAGTTAAATACAATATTGGATTCTGTAAAGAAGGTAAATACGGACAACGAGTTATAATACCTTCATACGATGAAAATGGAATATTAAATTATTTTATTGCTCGTGATTACACAGATCAACAACCACAAAAATATAAAAATCCTCCTGTTGATGCTAAATCGGCTATTGGTTGGGAGTTATATATAAATTGGGATGCACCTATAGTTTTAGTTGAAGGAATGTTTGATGCTTTAACTATTAAACGAAATGTTGTTCCATTATTTGGTAAAATAATCCATGAAAAACTAATGAAAAAATTAGTTGCATCAACTGTAAATCGAATTTATATATTGCTAGATCCAGACGCTATTAAAAATGCTCTTAAATACTGTGAAGAGCTAATGACATATGGTAAAGAAATATATTTAGTAGAATTAGACGGTAAAGATGCTAATGAAGTTGGTTTTGAAAGTTTCCTAAACACAATAGAAAACGCACAACCTCTGGATTTTCAGAGTTTGTTACTTAAAAAACTAAACATATGATTGACAAAAATGTAAATGTCATTAAAGACCCAAAAATTAAACGCATTGTAGAATATGCAGAAGACAACAAACAAATTAATGTATTAGACAGTAGATTTTATAGACGCAATGGCAAATATTATCCATCAGTAACATCAATTTTAAATTTCTTTCCTAAAAATCAATTCTTTCATTCCTGGTTGAAAGATGTAGGACATAATAGTGATATTATAGCATCTAAAGCAGCTAATAAAGGTACGCAAGTACATAACGCTGTAGAAGCGTTTTTAAATGGGGAAGAAATTACCTGGATAGATGAATGGGGTAATGCTAAGTATTCGTTAGACGTTTGGAAAATGATCCTTAAATTCGCAGATTTTTGGAATACCTATAAACCAGAATTAGTAGCTACAGAATATCATTTATTTTCAGATGAACATGAATATGCAGGAACAGCTGACTTAATTGTAAGATTCCAAGGTAGTTTATGGTTAATGGATTTAAAAACATCTAATTCATTACATACTAGTTATGACCTGCAATTAGCAGCCTATGCAACAGCATGGAACGAAACACATAATGAAAAAATTACACACACTGGTATATTGTGGGTTAAAGCAAATACACGTGGAGAAGGTAAAAGTGGTAAAATACAAGGTAAAGGATGGGAATTAAAAACTGTATCTGACATTGAAACTAATTTTAAAATGTTCAAAAATATACAGGAAATATATAGATTAGAAAATCCAGATCCTAAACCATTTACTGAATTACTACCAACCACTATTAAGATAGCAGAATAATATATTTATTGGTATGATTAAACTAATGGATTTATTGTTGGAAGCATCAACAAAACCAAAAGCTATATTCTTAGCGGGTCCTGCTGGATCAGGTAAAACATATGTTTCTAAACAGTTAATACCATCAAATTTAACAGTAATAAATGTAGATGATACCTACGAAGAATTATTAAAAGCGGCTGGATTAGGTACTAAGATTGCTGATTTTAGTCAAGCACAATTATCTCAAGCAGCTCAAATGATGGGCCAAGCTCAAAAAGCAACTAAAGAGAAATATGCACAATTATCCGCTGCTAAAAATGATATAGTAATAGATGGTACAGGTGCTGCTAGTAAACCATTACTTAAGAAAAAACAAGAACTAGAATCATTAGGATACGACACAATGATGTTAATGATTTGGGTTTCACCTTATACATCACTATCTCGTAACGCAGGTAGAGATAGAGCATTACCTCCAGCCATTGTATTAAAAACATGGGCCGGTGTTAATAGTAATATTGATACTTATAAGGAAGCTTTTGGTGATAAATTTATTTTAGTAAATAATGATCCTGAAGGTAAAGCTGAGTTTGATCCTGATTATGCTAAAAGAATGTTTTTCCAAACAGTAAAAGGTAGTGGTAAGGTTTATACAGCAGACGAGCGTGCTAAAAGAGATGCTGAAATTAAAGCACTAAATGATAATATAAAATCATTAGTAGAAATGACACCTGAGTTTACATCTATTGAAGACGCTAAATCCAAAATCAACACATTCGTAAAATGACAATAGCTTTATACCCAGGCGCTTTTAAACCACCACACAAAGGTCACTTTGATGTAGTTAAAAAACTATTAGAAATAGCTGATAAGGTAATTATATTGATTTCTTCAAAACCACGTGATGGATTTACAGCAGAAGAAAGTGTTAAAGTATGGGATTTATATAAACATATGTTAAATGGTGATGTTGAAGTTAAAATAGTAGAAGGTAGTCCTGTTAAAGAAGTATATAACACAGTAGAAGCAAATCCTGACATTAATTATATAGCAGCATTTGGTAAAGGTGAAGTAAGTAGATATAAAAGTATAGAAAAATATCCTAACGTAAAGGTATTTGATGCTGGTACAATTGATGGAGTTCACGCTACAGACTTAAGACAAATTATAGCTGATAAAAATGTAAATAGATTAGACATGTATCTTCCACAAGGTATATCTCATATAGACTTTTTAGACATATTCAAAAACAAAACAATGCAAGAAACATTCAGTAAAGAATGGTGGTTAGAAAATCTTCAATTAAATGAATCTCCTCCAATTAATTTTGAACGTGATGAATTTGAAGATTATGTTAATCAAAATAGAGGTAAAATAGAGAAAGCAGCAGATGTATTCAATTTCCCTATTGAAGATATGGTATATGCTTTTACTGCTGGTGGTACTGTAGTGTTAAATGATGATGTATGGTCTAAATTACAAAATACAAAATCATATAAAATTAAATCACTAGAAGACGCTATTTCACATTCTTTAAAATTAGGTATTAACCCTAAACAATATATAGAATTTATTAAAGCTAAAAAAGAATTACCATTACCTTTGGTACTTTGTTATGGACAAGATAAATACTATTTGGTAGGCGGAGAAGTTGTATTATCTTTATACAAGGCATTAGGTTTAATTCCTACAGTATTGCAAGGTACTATAAACATGCAAACTAAAACATTACCTGAACCAATGAATGAAGATGTAGATGATAAAGATAAAACATATAGTTTAATAAGTGAATTTATAAAATTTGCAGCTAAAGAACTTAGTTTAAAACAATTACCATCAGGAATAACAGTGTCATATGATACTGATAAAGCTAAGAATAATAAATCAATGGGACATTTTAATCCCGAAAATAGTAAAGTATGGTTATATGTTAAAGATAGAACACCAGCTGATTATTT